GTATGGGGCGTAAAAAGCGGTGACGCTAACCCGTTCGGTATTATCAATATCGTTGAATACTTCCGGTCACATGACAGAACCGGCGTGTTTGAGCATGAGATTGAAGACATGCTTGACCTTAATCTGAACGAAAGCAATCTTTCAAACAGTGTGGCAGAAAAGGTAAACACAATCTGGCTGGCGACTGATCTTGACCTGAAAGAGCAGTACGTGGATGAACACGGCGAAGTAAAAGAGCGTGACGCGATCCCGAAAAGCAATGAGTGGATATTCGGGTACACTTCCAAAGATAATGTTACGCCAAAGGTAACGCCTTTAACAGTACCGATTGATTCACAGGGCGTTATGAACTATATCGTTTCCAAACGCGAACTAATACTGCAGAAATGCAATGTTCCGCAGCGGAATGATAATTCCGGTGGTTCTACTGGTATTGCCATGGACACGGCTTCCGGATGGACTGCAGCGGATATGGTCGCTTCTATGCAACAACAGATTGTGGAAGGATGCAAACAGCAGGAGTTAAAAGTTGTGCTGGCTGTCCTTGCAAAGTCTGATTGTCCGGAAGACAGCCCGATGCGCAAGCTCAAATATCGTGATATCGTTCCGAACATGAAACGTGCGAAGAACTACGAACTGACAAGCAAGCTGAACGCGTTTGCTACTGGCGTAAGCCACGGCATTGATCCGGCGCACATGATCAGAGAAATCAATTTCTTTTCAGACCCGCAGCAGGTTATTGAAGACAGCCGCGAGTATATGGAAAGATATCTGGATAGCGTTTACAAGACCGGAGAAGAGGTCGTTTCGGATAGTCCGGTAACGGAAAACCCGAACGACACGGAAGGCCGGAACGCTACGGATGAAAGAGACGAGATAACGGAAAGTCCTTATGTTCAGTAAAATGGCATTTGACGAACTGAATATCATTCAATACACGAATGAAGAAGTAGAAGCATTCCTGGATGAATATTTCGAACCCATGTTTTTACCCCATAGCGAGTTGGAGAAAAGGAAGGATGCTGCGCGAGAGTTCCGCGAAGTCCTTCTTTTTATCCTGCTTGCGGTAGTTGTGGAAGATAATCTTGGTTCGATTGACTGGGATAATCTGCGGTTGCAGATGGTAAACCAGTTCGGGGATGTGGTTCGCAAGTATTCCCGTGACGATGATTTTACGCAGTATTTTATTGAGAAGGCTGCGGATGATTTTATCGAAGTCTCAAGAAAACATATTGGCGAAGACAAATGGTTTTCCGATGAAAGAGCATTACCGGATGCCGCGAACTACGCTAATATGACGGTCGGTTATGATGATTGGCAGGAAGCCATTGAGAGTGGCAAGACAAAGAAGATGTGGGTATCACAGAGAGACGGGCGTGTAAGACACACGCACAGGATAGCCGATGGCCAGACAGTACCGATAAACGGATATTTCACAGTGGGAAACAGTATGTTAGCTTATCCCACTGATCCGGAAGGATCACCGGAAGAAGTGGTCAACTGTCGTTGTCGGGTTTCGTACTTGTAAAGAGGACGCTGAAAAGCGTCTTTTTTAATATACGTCAGCAAAGACGTTAAAAACCGGCAGAGAAGCCGTATATCGCAACTGACAAGAGAATGTCGTAAATCACGCAAAAGGAGAAAGAAAGAATGAAAGAAAGAAAGATGCCGCTTAATTTACAGTTTTTTGCAGAGGGCGAACCGGAAACGGAAGTACCCGAAGTAAAGCAGGAAGAAAAACCGGAAACAAAACCGGAAGCAAACAACGATTCGAAAGAACCGAACGTGCAGGACTTGATGGTAGAGCTGGCGCGCATGAAGCGCCAACTTGATAAAGCGTCCTCCGAAGCCGCAGAGTACAAAAAGAAGTTCCGCGCAACGCAGACTGAAAAGGAAGTAATGGACGCGGAAAAAGCGGAAGCACAGGCGAAACGTGATGAAGAGTTTGAGCAGATGAAGCGCGAACTTAACATCAATCGTATCACCAAAAGCTATATGGCTTTGGGATATCCGGCAGAACTGGCAGAAAAGGCGGCGACTGCTGACGTGGATAACGACAGCGAAACCCGTTTTAAGATTCAGGCACAGGTAGATGCTGAAAAGAAGAAGGCTTGGGAAAAGGAATTTATCGCAAGCAGACCGCAGATTGCGGCGGGAACGGGTGACACCAAAACAGAGGATGATCCCTTCCTGAAGGGATTTAATTCCGTAAAATCATTTTAAGGAGGATTAAAAAATGGGAACAATTAATTTGGCATCCCGCTACGCTCGTCAGGTAGACGAAAGATTCAAACTGGGCGCATTGACCGGTGGCATTGTTAATCAGAACTACAACTTCATTGGTGTTAATACTGTTAAGGTATTCTCCCGTGACCTTGCTACTCTGAACGATTATACCGCAAGCGGCTCTAACCGTTATGGCAATCCGGATGATCTGGGAAATGCAGTACAGGAAATGCAGGTAACACAGGACAAGTCATTTACCTACGTTATCGATGCAAAGACAGAGCAGGACACCGAAGGCACTATGGCTGCTGGTGCTACTCTGGCAGAGAACATTGATAATCTGCTTATTCCGGCAATCGACAAGTACCGTCTGGCAGTTCTGTGTGCGTCTGCTCCGGCTGCTGGCTCTGTAAGCAATCAGAACCACACCATCGTAAAAGCAGTGACTTCTTCTAACGCTTATGAAGAGTTTCTGGCAGTTCAGGAGGTTCTCGATAACGACAAAGCGCCGATGGGCGGCCGCGTTGCTATCGTTACCCCTGGCTATCTGAACAAGATCAAACTTGATCCGAACTTCACAAAGAAGGGCGATATGGGTACTGAAATCGCTATCAACGGTTTTGTTGGTATGATCGACAATGTACCGGTTATCAAAGTTCCGACTTCCTATCTGCCTGGTGGTGTTGACTTTGTTATCACTAACAGTCTGGTAATGCCCGCTCCGATCAAGCTGGAAGACTACAAGATTCACTATGATGCTCCTGGTATTTCCGGTGCATTGGTAGAAGCACGCGTGCGTTTCGATGCTTTCGTACTGGATAAGAAGGCAGACGCAATCGGCGTACATCGTCACGCTTCTGTAGTGCTGGATAAGTCCACTCTGACCGTTGCTGACGGCGCTACCGGTTCTCTGGTCGCAACCGCGCTGCCGGATGGCTCTAGCGTAACTTGGTCTACTTCCAATTCCGCAGTAGCAACTGTATCTTCCGGTACTGTAACCGGTGTTGATCCTGGTACTGCTGTAATCACTGCTACAAACGGTGATGCAAGCGCTACTTGTGTGGTAACTGTAACAGCATAAGGAGATCACGTATGACAATCGTACAGAGGGGCAATGAACTGTATGCTCTGACGGACGACATTCAGGTATCTGCTTTCCTTTCTCGCGGGTGGGTCAAATTTGACCCATCTGTGAAGAAGGAAGTTGTCAAGGAAGACAAGGTGGAAGTAACGGAAGAAGTGAAAGCTGAACCGGAAGCTGAAACTGTAGAAGTCAAGGATGACGGCTTGGATGGTATGAACCTGAAAGAGTTACGGGCGATTGCCAAAGAAAAAGGTATCAATAGTTTTCAGAAAAACGCGGAAACGTTGCGTGAGGAAATTCGGAAGAAATGATCGAGGAAATTATTGCCGAACTGACAACAGAATTACAGATTGCAGACCCGCACTTATTCAACGCTGAACTGTTAAGGGTAAAAGTAAACGGTGCTTATCGTGAGGTACGCGCCGCACGCAGATATCCGTCATATTACAGTGAAGCGGATATCGAAAGCGATATGAATAAATACTACTCAAACGTCCTGGCAATCGCACGATACGACTACAATCAAATCGGTGCGGAAGGTCAGAAATCGTATCATGAGGATGGGGTGACGGTACACTATGTTGACCGTAATTCCTTCTTCTATGGAGTTTTGCCGATGGCAAAGAAGGGGTAGTTATGAGGACAAGTCGCAGAAAAAAAGTGCGTATGTTTTACTCTAACTTCTTGGAAAATCAACCGGTCTATGTACGTGATGCAAGCGGTGAGATCGTATATCAGACAATGCCGGATGGTACGCAAGTACCGAAAAAAACCGGCTTGTTTGAAAACCGTTTTAGCGAACCGGTGGAGTTCTTTAATTCCATTACCGGTGAGTTAAGGGAAGACGAATGGAAAGCGTTCGGACACCAGAATGTAGGTGCGGCCGTTATGACATTCAACAACGGTGAGTTCCCGTTTGTAAGCGGTACGCTTATCTGGAAAGACAGCGAGATCGGAAGAAAAGCCGATGGAAGTGTGGATGAAGCAACGGCTGACTATCGTGTGATGGGTGTTGACAGAACAGGGCAGTATTTTACCCGCGTAGTAATGGAAGAGGTTCAAAAAACATCCGAATGAGTAAACCGATAAGACTTTCATTAAATAAAGCAAGTGATTTAAGAGACGCAGTTAAGGAATTGCGTACTTTCAAGAATGAGATCAATACGAAAACCGAACGGTTTTTATGGTTACTTCTTGAGAAGGGCAAGATAACGGCGCAAGTCACAAGCGGCGTTTGGGGAAGGTTTATTTCGTTTACAAGGGAAGTGCATGTAATGGGCGACCGGTACGAATGCTTGTTAATAGCTACGGACGGTCAAAAAGTGCTAAAGGAATGGTATCCTACGAAACTGGACGCTGAAAGAGGTACTAATGTACGGTCTTACCACGTATCACCTATTCTGCTTGCGGAATTTGGTAGTGGATGGCTTGTCGATGTACTTTACGCAATACCTGGTGTTGGTCAAGGCACAATGCCTAACAACTACGGTCATGCGGCTGATCCGGACGGGTGGTATTGGTACGATAAGAACGGTGTAAAACACCATAGTATCGGTGAAGCGCCGAAGTACCCGATGCACAATGCAATGCTGCGGATGATGGAAGAGATACAGAGTACAGCGAAAGAGGTATGGAATGGATGATTGGTTTTCTCAAATTGAAGAAGCGATCCTAACACAGCTTGACTATATGTTAGCGCAACGTCAGGACGCGCCGTTTCCGAACCTTGTTGTTACTTCTGCGAACCAAAATCAATTAACTGCATTTCCGACAATGTATGTTCATGAACTTGAACCTATCGAAACGGGAAACGATCTTGAGAATCAGACAGTAAACGCAGTCGTGGAAACAATCGAGATACAATGCTGGACGAATGAAACGGAAGCAGAATGCCGGCGGCTTATGGCGGCGGCTATCGTTGAAATGAAACGTATGCGATTTACGTGTACTGCATTTCCTAACATTCAGACAGATAACAAAATTGCTTTTGGTATTGCACGCTTCCGGCGAATAATCGGCAGCGGTGATACGTTGTAACAAGATCATAACGGCCTAAAGGCCGTTCAATAAAAAGGAGGAAAAGAAAAATGGCTTTAGCAGGCTTATCTACTCTTGGAGTTACCTTCGGTAAATAACCTATAACGTGATAAATGCGTAGTTATAGGTATGCCGTCCATACTGAAACCATCGTGTAGGTATGGATGATTAGTGGAGAAATAAACTGGAAAACGGTTTGCAACCGCAATCAGAATGTGAAGGCTATGTTAAAAGTATAGTCAACGGCAACGCATAGGAAGTGAACCTTATGTTGAGATACATAAGAATATAATCTTCCCACGAGTCTCCGCTATCGGATGGTACGCTTTGCAGAAAAGCGTGATAAAAAGATATGCTGGGCTGCATTGTAATGATGCAGAAGGTAGGATAAAAAGCCTATCGATAACACACCCGTATGGAACAGAATCTACAGCCGGAACAAAACCGTCTACTTTCACACAGTTGACGAGAATTAACCAGATCGGTGCTATCTCTCTGGAAAACCAGCAGATTGACGCATCTGCGCTGGAAGATTTCGTAACAAAGAATATCGCCGGTCGCGCTGATACCCCTGGTAATGTCGGCATCACCATCAATCTGACCGATGATACAAAGAGCGAGTGGGAAACTTTGATTTCCACTTACAAGGCGCTGACCAATAGCTGCCAGATGTGGTTTGAGATCATCATCCCGAACATGACGGAAAGCTACTTCTTCATTGCACAGCCGCCGCAGGAAATTCCGTCTCCGGAGATGGGGCAGAATGAACTTCTGACTGTGGAGATCACCCTTACCATCGTTGACGTAAAGGCATTTGATACGAAAGTGTCTTTCTCGTAGACCCGGTTGCGGTGACGGGGATTTCCCTGAATAAGTCCACTACTAGCATCGTAAAGGAGGCAACGGAAACCTTAACGGCAACCGTTACTCCTTCCAATACCACGTATGATGACGTGACTTGGACTAGCAGTGATACCAGCGTTGCAACGGTAAACGCACTTGGCGTAGTAACTGGTGTAGCGGCTGGTACGGCAGTAATTACGGCGATCACAGAGCGTGGCGGCTTTACTGCTTCTTGTACGGTAACAGTAACAGCAAGCTAAACAAGTTGAATTGTGGATATGCCCCTTCGGGGGCATTCCCTTTTCAGTAAATCAATCGGAGGGGAATTAAAATATGCGAAGATTGACGATCAATGGAAAAGAATATACTTTCAAGTTCAGTATTGAAGCGTCCTTGTATAACGAGTGTACGGAAGCAATGATGAACATGTTTTTGTCATTCGGTGAAGCACAGGGCGAAGCGGAAGGTGCAGCGGGTATCGCAAAGGACGATATAGACAGCGCCAGAACGCACTTAATGAGTGCTATGCGTAAAACCTTTACGTCTATCTCTAACATTCCGCAGACGGCGCTTACACTGTTTTATGCCGGACTTTTGGAAGAGCATAGCGACAGCATTCGATCAAAGAATGATGCAAAGGCATTGTTGGCGCATTTCATCAATGAGTTGGAAGACGAGAAGGATAAAAACTTCTATTACGTTGTGAATTTAATGATGGATATTATGGGTGAAGACCATTTTTTCGATCTGACCGGTCTTTCCAAAGTTCTGGGAACGGACGAGCAGACGGAAGAGACGGAAGAGAAGAAAAGCGGCCGCAAGAAAAAGACTGGCGAAGCCTGATTGAGAAGGTCGTTTATCCGCATTACATAGCGCTTGGTCTATCCCTTAAAGAGATCAGACATTCCACGTTATCGGAATTGCGTTTCTACGATGAAGCGTATCTGATAAAGCGTAGGATGGATGATGAATTGGCATTCTTCCAGGGGTATTACACGTTTGAAGCAGTGTCTATATCCTTGAGTAATGCGTTCCGTGGTAAAGGCCAAAAAGCGATTGAGTATCGCAAGAAGCCAATACTAACGGATATCGAAGAACAAAACCGTCCAATGACGGAAGACGAGATACAGAGACAAAGAGATTTGTTTGTGGAAAGTCTTAAAACAATGAAAACGAATTTTGATTTAGCGAAGAAAAAGGCGGCAGGGTAATACTTGCCGCCCTTTTTTGCTATAAGGAGAAAAAATCATGGCAGACCTCGACAGCTTAAATCTAATAGTAACGGCCAGTACTTCACAGGCGACAAAAGCTATTGATACGCTTATTGACCACTTGGGGAATTTAAGTAATGCGTTTGACATACAAAGCGTGGATGGTTTTGCAGCGTCTTTGCGTAACATGTCGAACGCGATCAATTCCATTAAGGGGTATAACCTGAAGGTTGTATCAGAAGCCGTAAGCGGCCTTGCAAAAGCCGGTAAATCTATGGCGGCCGTTAGCCAGAGTGCGGCTAAAACTGGTACTGCGGTTGACAGTTTAACGAAAAAGTTAGCGGATATTGTTAATATCACTGACAAGACCGGACTTTCTATGCTCAAAAAGGAAGTCGATTCGTTCTTGCATTCCACGAATAGTGATGAAATGTCTAATTCCCGCAGCCGGATTATGACGATTGCAAAGACGTTCGGTACAGTTGGCGCAGAGATCGATAAAGACCGTGAGAAGGCGCTTGAGTTTATCAATGCGCTTAACAATACAAAAATCAATCTTCCGAAGGATTGGACGAAAGAATTTGGTGATACTGACTACGCAAAGAAACTGCGCGGTCTTATTGGTTTAGGACGAACTGTAGCGGATGGTTCGGGGTCAGACGCAAGTGAGATCACAGAGCGTTTAGGACTTGGTGATTATAAAGGCCAGGATGCCGAAGCGTTCCGTGATATTGCGGTAGCGGCTGAAATGTCGCGTAACAAGATCGCTGAAACGAACGATGAAATTATGACGCTCGGTGACGCGCTGCGGTCGGATGGTGAAGCGGCAAGAGAAGCGGCTGACGCTATGAACGCGTTCAATGAAAAGTTGGCGAATGCGTTAGGTCTGACCAAACAGCAAATGAATACTGCTATTGGTGGTGGCAATGGTTTCCTTGACGACTATGAAAAACAGAATGTCGCAATGGAAACTTTCATGCAGAACGCAGAGCGTCTTATTGCGGCCGGCAATCCGTATCAGAACATTGTCGATGGTCTGAATGATTTAGGGCGCGTAAATATACCGCCGGAGACGATCACGAATGTTGAAAAGATAAGAGACGCAGTACAAAAGATTGGTAACAAGTCTGGTGCTAATGCCGGCGTTGCTATGAAGGGTATTGCGGAAGGTCTGCAGTCTCTTAATGTACCCGTTCCGGAAATTGGCGATAAGGTAGCCGAACTTGCGGTTGGTCTGCGTAAACTTGGGTCTAGCACTGTTGTAAATGCGTCTCAATCACTGCCGTTTATCGCGCAGAGCTTACACCACTTAAATAGCCTTCAAATGTCCGGCAACGCGGCAGAGATCGCAGAGTTGGCGAAGGCAGTAGCGGCGTTTGGTTATGCAAAGGTAGATAAAGCGGCTCAAAATATTCCTGTGCTTACGCAGGAATTGACGAGAATGATAACCGCATTGTCGAAAGCGCCGGCTGTGGCAAACAGTACGGTAGAGCTGGTAAAGGCGTTAGGCGCTATGAATGTAAGCGTAGGCAAGCTGCCGCAATCCACCAGACGTGCTGGCAATTCTTTAGACTTGTTCTCTAAAAAGGCTAACAAGGCGCATAGATCAGCGTTTAGCTTGGCCGCTACTATTGGTAAGATATACGCTTCCTATTGGACGATTATCCGTTTAATGGGAATGTTCAAGAATAGCATTGATATCGCGTCTGACTTAACGGAAGTACAGAACGTAGTAGATCATACCTTTGGTCAAATGAAGAACCGGATGGAGGACTTTGCAAAGACCGCAGTTGAAACGGTCGGCATGTCTGAACTTACTGCAAAGAAGATCGGTTCACGTTTCCAGGGCATGGCAAAAGCTATGGCTATTTCTCCGGAAATGATGCAGAATACTTCTGAATTTGCAGATAAGGTAACAAACGGTTACGCAAAAGCGTCTGATAGCATAGCAGATATGTCTATCAATCTGACGAAGCTGGCCGGTGATATGGCTTCGTTCTACAATCTTGATTATAGCGAAGTAGCCGAAGACTTGGAAGCCGTTATGACCGGTATGACCAGACCGTTAAGAAAGTACGGCATAGATTTGACGGTCGCTTCCATGAAAGAGTTCGCCCTTCAGAACGGTTTGAACGCAGATATCAAGAGCATGTCGCAAGCAGAGAAGACCATGCTGCGGTATCAGATGGTAATGGCACGTACTACTGCGGCGCAGGGAGACTTCATTAGGACACAGGACACTTGGGCGAACCAGACACGAATTGCCAGTGAAAATCTCAAGAAATTACAGATAATTCTCGGACAGATTGGTATTTACAGCTTCAAGCCGTTAGTAAAGAGTTTCAATTCTGCTATGAATGATATTCTTCATTTAGCAGAGAGTACCTTTAATTCCCTTGGTACGATCTTTGGCTGGCAGATTGAAATGACAGATGTAGGCATTATTGATGATATGGCCGAAGGCTTGGAAGACGTAGCTGACGGTTACGGTGATGCCGATGATGCAGGTAAGAAATTTAAGAACTTCCTTCTTGGAATTGATGAACTGAACCTGTTGCCGGATAACAGCGACAAGAATAAGGGTGATGATGATACCGGTCTTGGCGCACTTGCTAACGGTTATGAAGATAGTCTGTTAAAGTTCAAGCCGATTGAAAAAGGCTTTGATAGTTTGTACGATACGTTATTCAAACTTGGAAAGCGTATCGGAGAAGTGCAGCTTGACTTCCTGAAGGGCATTGATTGGCAGTCGGTATACGATAAGGTAGAAAAGGCAGGGCGCGGCCTTGCTGACTTCTTAAACGGCTATCTTTCCGATGCAGAACTGTTCTACCATAAAGGCCGGTTTATTGCTAATGGTATTAATACGGTAGCGCGTGCAGTATACGGCTTCTTCCACGAATTTGACGGCTATCAACTTGGTAAAGACCTTGGCTTTGAACTAAACGGATTTACACGTAACCTTGACTGGGATGTTATCAAGAGTGCAGCTTATGAAATGTCTCACGATATCGCAGAGACGATAAATGGTTTGTTTGAAAACGTGAACTGGTATGACGTAGGCCGGACGATCATTGAAGGTATCAATACCGCCGTACTGTTTGTGTCTACTATCTGGAATGAAGTACACTGGGATGTTATCGGGCGTGCGTTGGGTGATGGCCTTAACGGATTGATTGAGAACTGGGATCATGAAGAAATGGCTAGGCTGTTACACGGAAAGATTCAAGCACTGTTTGACCTTGCTAATAACTTCTTGGATCAGGCCGATTTTGTTCAGTTAGGTGAAAGTCTTGGTAAGTTCTTATCGGAACTTCATGTAGAAGAGTTCGCAGACGATATCGCAATGCTTATTTGGAATGTGTTTAAAGCAGCGTTCCAGATTTTGCCAGGGCTTATGGAAGAAGCGCCTTTGGAGACAGCATTACTTGTTGCAATAGGTGGGTATAAGTTCGGTCTGCTCGGTAATGCGGTAGGTGGCAATATGGCCACTTCTATATCCGGAGCGTTCTTGCCGAATATTACAAAACTACTTACGGCAGATTTGACAGCACTTCAATTCGATGCAGGACTTACCGGTACAATGCAACTCGTTGGTACTGTTCTTGGTACTGTATTGTGTGAAGCGGCTGCAGCGTATGTAGGTTACAATATCGGCCTTGAGATCGGAAAGAAACTCAATCCGGATGATGCAATGTGGTATACAAAGGATGCTTGGATTCAGGCAATCTTTGGTATAAAGGATTGGCCGGCAGCGATTGATGAAGGTATCAAAGAAGCAAGAACACACCTTAACGATGCTGATATGGTAGGCAGAGGACTTGAGGGCTGGACTGTAGAATTTAAAGTAACAGAAGATATGACTTGGGGTGATGTAAAAGATCGCCTTCGTACTGGTACTTTAAGTTATACGGAAGAAGAGTTCGAAGATTTGAAAGATACACTTTTGTATTATAACAATTCCGTAAGCGAAACAAATGCACTTATTAATGAATTGAAGGATGCACAAAGCCAATACGATAACGGCTTTAAGGAATGGCTTGAGAATAACGATAGTGCGTGGTATGCAATTAACTACGGCCATCAGAGCAGAAAAGAATTTTTCCAGCAGTATCTTAACGATGTAGATAAGCAGGAGAAGGACTTTGAAAACTACATCCAAACGAATGAGCGTATACGTCTTGCAATCGAAAAGGGCGCTATGACTTTGGAGGAAGCAAGACAGACTTACAATGAAATGATGAGTGCGCCGCACGCTACTGTTACCACAAGAGGCGCGGTAAGCGATACCACAGAGCAGATTAATTACGCAGAACGTAAACTCAAGTACCTTGCTGAAAACAGTAAAAAGGACTTTGAAAAGATGGGTACTGCGGCCGGTACGTTCGCAAAGAATACGTCAACTGCAATACAGAATGCAATGTCTGGCATGTTTAAATTTGATGCGTCTGTTTTTGAAACGTCAACCAGCACTGTTGGCGCAATAAAAGAAATGGAAGACGCGTTTAGTCAAGTAGAACATGTCGGCAGCGGTCTTTTTACCGGTGAGACACGAAACATTGAAAATCTAAACACTAAACTGATACTTACAAAGACCGGACTTGATCGTATCGTTACAGCAG